CGAGGACAGCGGCGAAGCTCGTGTTGAGGTGTACGGCGAGTTTCCGTCCGTGGGCGATGACCAGTTCATCTGGCCGCTGTTGGTGGACGACGCCATGAAGCGGGAACGGTACAAGGACATGACCGCGCCCATTGTCATGGGCATCGACCCGGCGCGCGGCGGGGCGGACTCGACCGTCATCGTGGTGCGGCAGGGGCGCGACCTCATCGCTATCAAACGGTACTCCGGCGAGGACACCATGATGATCGTGGGGCGGGTGATCGACGCCATCGAGGAGTACAAGCCAACGTTGGCCGTCATCGACGAAGGCGGGTTAGGGTACGGCATCCTTGACCGGCTGAACGAACAGCGGTACAAGGTGAGAGGGGTCAACTTCGGCTGGAAAGCCAAGAACTCCATCATGTGGGGTAACAAGCGCGCCGAGATCTGGGGCGCAATGCGGGACTGGCTCAAGACAGCGTCCATCCCGCTGGACAGGCAACTGAAGTCGGACCTCACCGGCCCGACCAAGAAGCCAAACTCGTCGGGTACTATTTTCCTGGAAGGGAAAAAAGAAATGCGGGCAAGAGGACTGGCCTCACCTGACGCAGCAGACGCGCTGGCGGTGACGTTTGCCTTTCCTGTGGCATCCCGCGCTTACGTTGAAAAGCCCCGCCACTCTTACAGCTCGTCGTCCAACGTCACCAACTCATGGATGGGATCGTAATCATGGCTAATACACAGTCCACTGGTATCGCTTACGCGGACCCCGAATTTACCACTTGCTTTGCCAGCGAGCAGATTGGCTATGCCACAGGCGCGCAGGGCGTTGTTACGCAGCTTACCAGCAAATCTACAGGCGCGACGCTCAACAAGTCGGCTGGACGCATCACTCTAAACAACGAGGCGCTGGCATCCAATACGGCTGCGTCGTTTACGTTGACCAACAACTTGATTAGCGCCAACGACGTGATCATCACCAACGTCAGCGGCGGCGGCACGGCTGGAGCGTACACGACCTATGTGTCAAGCATGACGGCTGGTTCTGCGGTTATTACGTTGCGTAACATGAGCGCCGGTTCGCTGTCTGAGGCGGTCATCATCAACTTTGCGATCATCCACGGGCAGTCGTAATATGCCGCTTAAAAAGTCTCCTACGCCCAAGGCGTTCAAGACCAACGTGGCGACTGAGATAAAGGCTGGCAAACCGCCTAAGCAGGCGGTTGCCATTGCCTACTCCGTCAAACGAGCCGCTGCAAAGCCGTCAAAGGGCAAGTAACATGGATTATTCAGGGGTAGCTGCGGCGGGCCGCGTGTCAAGCGGTGGTGGGTCTCGTAAAAAAGATCCTGCTACCGTTATGGATACAATGCGTAGCCGTCTGACGATGGCTATCGCTGCGTATTCCGAAAGCCGCGAAGATGAGTTGGACGATCTGCGGTTCTTTGCCGGATCGCCCGACAATCAATGGCAGTGGCCCGCTGACGTGCTTGCTACCCGTGGTTCGGTTCAAGGGCAGACGATCAACGCCCGACCCTGCTTGACCATCAACAAGCTGCCCCAGCACGTCAGACAGGTAACGAATGATCAGAGACAGAATCGGCCAAGCGGTAAAGTCATTCCTGCTGACGACAAGGCAGACGTGGAAGTTGCTGAAATCTATGATGGTATCGTTCGCCATATTGAGTATATCTCGGATGCAGACGTGGCTTACGATACTGCTTGCGAAAATCAGGTAACGTATGGCGAGGGCTACATTCGGCTGCTCACGGAATATTGCGGCGATGACACATTCGATCAAGACATCCGCATCGGGCGCATTCGCAACTCTTTTAGTGTCTATATAGACCCCACCATTCAAGATCCATGCGGATCTGACGCCAAATGGTGCTTTATCACAGAAGATCTTACAAAATCTGAATACGCACGGCTCTTTCCAGATGCCATGCCCATTTCGTCTATCCAGCAGCAAGGCGTGGGCGACGAAAACCTGTCCAACTGGCTAAACGAAGATGTGGTTCGCATTGCGGAGTACTTTTACATCGAATACGAGCCCGCCAAGCTCAACCTGTACCCCGACAACCGCACTGCGTTCGAAGGAAGCCGCGAAGACGCCATGTTTAAGGCGTCTGGATTGGCTCCGCTCAAGAGCCGCCAGGTAGATCGCAAGCGCGTTAAGTGGTGCAAGACCAACGGCTACGAGATGCTGGAGGAAAACGATTGGGCAGGCCAGTGGATTCCGGTCATCCGCGTCGTTGGCAACGAATTTGAGGTTGATGGCCGTCTTTTTGTGTCTGGATTGGTGCGAAACGCCAAAGACGCGCAGCGGATGTACAACTATTGGGTGTCCGCTGAAACCGAAATGCTGGCTTTGGCCCCCAAAGCGCCGTTTATCGGCTATGGAGGCCAGTTTGAAGGCTATGAGCAGCAGTGGAAGACCGCAAACGTCAACAACTGGCCGTATCTTGAGGTCAATCCTGACGTTACGGACGGCCAAGGGGCTGTGTTGCCGCTTCCGCAGCGGTCTCCCCCACCTATGGCGCAAGTTGGGCTCATACAGGCCAAGGCGGGCGCTTCTGACGACATCAAATCGACCACTGGTCAGTACGACAGTAGCTTGGGCGCGACCAGCAACGAGCGGTCGGGCCGAGCCATATTGGCTCGTGAGAAACAAGGCGATACAGGCACATATCACTACGTTGACAACCTTGCCCGCGCCATCCGCTACACAACTCGCCAGATTGTCGATATGATCCCCAAGATCTACGACACCCAGCGCATTGCCCGCATCATCGGTATGGACGGCGAGACGAGCATGGCAAAGATCGACCCGACGCAGCAAGAGCCGGTCAAGAAGATCGTTAGTCCTGAAAACCCCAACATTGTGATTGAAAAGATCTACAACCCCGGCGTTGGCAAGTACGATGTGTGCGTCACGACCGGGCCGAGCTACATGACCAAGCGCCAGGAAGCTCTTGACTCTATGTCGCAACTTCTTCAGGGCAACCCGGCGCTTTGGGCGGTGGCTGGCGACCTGTTCATCAAGAACATGGATTGGCCTGGCGCGCAGGAAATGTCCAAGCGGTTTGCCAAAACCATCGACCCCAAGCTTTTGGAGACGGACGACAAATCCCCGGCGCTTCAAGCTGCTGAACAGCAGATGCAGGCAATGGGGCAAGAGATGGAAATGATGCACAAGATGCTTCAGAACGTCCATCAGTCCGTTGAAATGCAGGATCTTGAGCGCAAAAACTTTGAGGCAAAGATCAAAGCGTTTGACGCCGAGACCAAACGCATTTCGGCTGTTCAAGCGTCCATGTCCCCTGAACAGATCCAAGACATTGTCATGGGGACGGTTCACGGTATGATCACTAGCGGCGATCTGGCGGGCGAAATGCCCGGTCAAGAGTTGATGGGCGAGGGTATGGGGCAAGAAATGCCTATGGAAATGCCTCCTGAGATGCCGCCCCAAGGAATGCCACCGCAGGGAATGCCACAATGAAGAAAGCATCCGATTTTGTAGGGTATCTGTTCCTTGCACGGGACGTAGCCCATTCGGTCCATCTGAACACCCGCAGCTTTGCCAAGCACATGGCGTTGCAGGGGTTTTACGATGGTATCGTTGACCTGGCGGACAAGTTTGCCGAAGCATATCAAGGCCGTCATGGCTTGATCGGCGGCATTAGCCTTCAGACTGCCAAAAAAACTACCAATGTGGTAGAATTTTTGGAAAATCAGCTCGAAGAGATTGAGGGTTGCCGGTATGATGTGGTGTCAGACAAAGACACCGCACTTCAAAACATCATTGACGAGATTGTTGGTTTGTACCTGTCAACGCTCTATAAACTCAAATTTTTGGCGTGAGGTAACAAATGCCTACAGCATCTTACGTCAAATACACCGCCGCCATTGAGCCCCTTTTGGAAGGTATCAATGCTGGTACTGACGCATGGAAGGTAGCTTTGACGTCTACGGTCAACGCTGCGGATACGACGTTTACGGCGGGGACCACGGATCTTGCTACTGGCGGCGGCTACACGGCTGGCGGCAATGCTGCGTCCATAACTTCCGCCGCTCAGACCGCAGGCACATACAAACTGGTGCTTGCCAGTCCATCTGTTTGGACCGCCACCGGAGCCGGGTTTACCTTTCGGTACGCCATTCTCTGGGATAGCACTACCAGCACTCCTGTGGCATATTGGGACTACGGTTCCAGTCAGGCTGTTGCGGCTGGTGAAACCGTTACAGTCACGCTCGACGCTACTAATGGCGTGTTCCAAGCTACCTGATAGGATAGATCTATGGCCTTCATAACCGCAGATCGTGTCAAAGACACATCGACCACGACCGGCACCGGAAACATCACCGTTTCTGGATCTGCGCCGTTTGGCTATCGGACATTTTCTACGGTTTTGAGCGTCAGTGATACGTTCTACTACTGCATTCAGGGTCAGGGAACTTCTGAATGGGAAGTGGGTCTTGGAACCTACGTCAGTTCTAACCAGTTTGCCCGCACGACCGTTTTGTCGTCTTCAAATAGCGGCAGCGCGGTGTCGTTCTCATCTGGCACCAAAAACGTGTTTATCACGTTGGCAGCCGATAAAACGCTTCAAATTAACCCTAGTAGCTCTGTAACTGTTCCTACAGTCATCGGCGGCACCACCGCCTCGTCCTCCCTGACCCTGCAATCCACCTCCGGCGTCGGAACCAGCGACAGCATCCTCTTCAAGGTCGGCAATAACGGCGCTACGACCGCCATGACGATTGATACGTCAGGAAGTTTGGGGATTGGGACGGCTTCTCCGGGATATAAACTAGACATATCTGGCTCCGGTGATGTTGCGCGCCTTACGTCTTCAACAACCGCTTCTGGTATGTTGATGGCCGATAGCGGCGGGACCATTCGCGTCGGCACTCGGAGTGGTGCGGCAATTATCGATGTGGGCGGCTCTGAACGTGTGCGCATCGACACCAGCGGCAACGTGTCGATTGCTTCTGGCAACCTGACATTTGCTGGCACGGCTCAACGCATCACTGGTGATATGAGCAATGCTACGTTTACAAACCGCTTGATATACCAAAACAGCATTGCAAACGCAAGTTCGCAAATCAATATCATTCCAAACGGTACAAACAACACTTCTATCGTTCGCATCGTTAATAACTCTAGCCCGACTAATGCGCCGCAGGGGCAGTTTTATATTGACGCAAATCAAGTCCGTCTTGACTCAAATATCTTTGGCTCTGGCACTTACCTTCCGATGACGTTCTACACGGGTGGTTCCGAGCGTATGCGCATCGACACGAGCGGCAACGTGGGGATTGGGACGAGTTCTCCAAGCGCCAGCGCAATTCTTGACGCGCAATCAACGACAAAGGGTGTTCGTTTCCCAAACATGACGACAACTGAGAAGAACGCCATATCTTCGCCAGCGGCGGGATTGGTTGTTTTCGACACAACGCTTGCCAAGCTGTGTGTGTACAGTGGGTCTGCGTGGCAGACCATAACTTCAATCTAAGGGAGACCGTACAATGAGCATCACTACCACTTGGATCGTTGAGCAGATGAACTGCTACCCCACAGCCGAGGGCCAG